TATTGCTGCCTACCCGTAGCCCCCACATTGTCACTTGGCGCTGTTCTTAGCGTAGATGAACGCTATTACCAAGGCTAAGCCGACAGCAGCACGCAGGTACAGTCCTGCGCCTTGCGTGGTTGCTGCCCTGTCGCCAAGGACAATAAGAGTGCCAATAACCCAAGCACTTGGTTCACTCCTCATCACCCATTTCCTCCAACTTGATTTCCATCTCCCTTGCGAGTTCTGCGTATGACTTGGGGTAGTTGTTGCGCAGTAGTTGTATGTGGGAGGTGAATGACCATTGGCTGCGTAGGAGTTGCTTACATTCGCCACAGACGCTCTTGAGGATTGTGTCTAGGTCCTCGTCTCTTGTGTCGTGGTGGCTTGTGATTACTTCTCCTGAAGGGGTCTTGGTCCAAGTTGTCACGCAACCCCCTGCCACCATTAGGTACACGGTGGCGCCGTTGGTCTTGTGTCTTGTCACTGAAGCCCAATCTTTCTTGCCCATTGTGATGTCTGTGAGCATCTGATTGGCTGGTGAGTCAAGCACTTCACGCAAGTCGTCAAGCGTCTTGGTCTGGTAGGGGGTGGTCACGGCGCCTGCGCCGTAGCCCTCCTCCTTTAGTCGCTTGATGTCTTTGCCTTCTGCGCTCTTGGGTCTATGAGCGTTTGACTCATCTACTTGGTCCAAGTTGATTTGCTGTATGAGGATTAGCCCGTAGGGTTCCTCGTCGTAGGTGAACCGTTGCTCTGAGGAAGTGGCGATTGTGTCCAATACGCCAAGCATCTCTGTGCGCTTGTTCTCCTTGATGTCGTTGGCAGCATTGTTGATGATGCCTTCAACCTCAGCCATTAGGTCTTTGTCTGGTTGTTCCATTGCGATTACCTCTCTCTGATGAGTTTGTAGTTGGTTGGTGTTGGCTTCTGCCCTAGTTGTAGTTTGCGTAGCAGGCTTGCTGCCGTGTGGGAGTTGCGTGTGATGTGGATACCGTGCTTGTGGCAGAAGTCCAAGCACCAATCACGCAGCAGGTTTGAGCAGATGTCGCCTGCGCCTGTGACTTGGGTGTCTGAAATCCATACGACAGGCTCATTGTGCCTGCGTAGAGACAATCCGTACTCAAGTGCTGGGCCATCTACGCCATTGTTGCCGGGGAAGTCAGGTAGCACGCTTGTGCGCCTGCCTCCTTTGGCAACTAGCCAGATGTTTGCTTCACCTTCTGACTCTCGCCCTGACGAGTAGCACAAGACGGTGGCGCCTGCTGTTGCTGCCATTATTCGGTCAAGGTCCTCTACTCCGAAGGACATTGAGCCTGAGCAGTCAACTACGACAATGCCACCTGTGGCTCTGGTCTTGCGAGCGAATACCCTCTGCTCAGGGTCGGTGTCCTCACGGACTATGAACCTGATGCTCTTGCCGTATGGCATTGGTATCAACTTGCGCCCTTTGCGCCCCGTGTGTGGCAGGGTCAGTGGCAGTTTCTCCAAGAGAGCGTGCGCCCAACCGTCAAGGCTGGGAACAATCTCTCTTACGATTGGCTTGCCACCACGCTTTAGCCTGTTGCCGTACATCTGGGCTTCTGTCCTGCGAGACAGAGAGCCTTTGGTGGAGGGCTTGAGAGCCTCTCGCATCTGACGGTCTTGTTGGGCTTTCCTGCCAATGTACTTGCGCTCTACCCGACTTGTTGAGTCGGTGATGATGTCACACAGCATCTCGTAGTAGCGATTAGCCCAACGGGCACTGCTTCTACCACTCTTGTTGATGTGTTCCATAACGCCACGGGCGTAGTGGTCAGCGTATGAAGCGACCCTCTCCATACCCTCTCTGACATAATCCCTTGTCTCCTCGTTGGTGATGCCTGCGAGAATGTCCTCGCCTGCCTTCGTTCCTGAGTAGCCAAGTGCTGCCGTGAGGATACCCCTGCTTGGGCTTGGCGTATTGAGCAGAGTCACAAGTGGTTGTACATTGGCTACCCCGATAGTGGGGTCGCCTCCGAACACTTTCTTGTAAGCCTCCATTGCGACAATACGCTCTGCCGTTGTGGCAAGGTCGTGGCTGAAGCCTTTGCGCTTGACGAAACGGTTCTTGTCCACTAGCCCGTAGCGAGATAGCAGAAGCCCGAAGCGACGAAGTCGCCTGAACTCTGGTCCTTCCTCGTTGGGGGCAGAGAACAAGTGTTCCCTCTCCGTTGGAGACAGGTGTACTTGTACACCGTCTAAGGTCGTAGGCACATTGCCACTTGACACAAAGTGTGTGTGCTTAGCACCTTTGCGCTGTGGCAATGCGTCTGGGGCGAACTTGTTCACCATCAGATTGCCTCTGCCTGACTGATTGCCAGAGCGTCAACGATTGCCTCTGACACTTCGGGGAACACCACTTGGGCGCAAGCACGAAGGTTCTTGCTGCTCTCAAACATTCTGTGGAACTCCACGAATGAGCGCAGTGAGTACCTGTGTGATGCCTCTTGGTTGGTGAATGTGGTGGCAAGACCCCTGAGGTATTGGGGCAGAGCCTCAATCGCCTTGGGGTTGGGGTCATTGACCTCGCAACGAACAATCATACGGTCAAGGATTGCTGGCGCAAGGTCCTCTGGCATACCGTTCATTGTTGCGACAACGGAGAAGCCAAGTGCTGGCTTGACTACTTCGCTGGTGTCTGGGTTCTGCCACGAAGCGCTTGCTTCTGTGTCCAAGAGCATCATCAACTTGCTCTCAACATCACCGTTGATGCGATTGACTTCATCAACTACGAGCCTTGCGCCTTCGCGCCAAGCCTTGATGCCTACGCCCTCTTGCCACTTGAGGTTGCCTGATGCCTCACGACGCCAGAAGCCAATGAGGTCTGCTTCTGTCATCTCCTCAGTACAGGCAAGACGGTAGGAGTGCTTGCCCGTAAGCCCGTGGGTGAGACCGAAGTAGGTCTTACCTGTTCCGGGAAGTCCGTACAGAAGCACTCTGTTGGAGTGTTCTATGGCGAACTCTGCTCGCTGCCAAGCGCTCAGGTCCTCTTGTTGGTCAATGGCTGTTGTTTCTTGCTGGTTCATTACTTGTCCTCCTTAGTGGACTGTTGTTGTTTATCCTGCTTGGACTCCTTGTCCAAGAGGTCTTGGTACAGAGCCTTCATTACTTTGGGCTTCTGTGAGAACATTGCCTTAGGTGCTGCGAAGAACACAAGCATTGCGTCTACGAGCCTGTCTTTACCTGCTTCGTACTCGTCTGCGTGAATGGTTGTGAACTGTACCTCTGCGCTTGGGTCATCATAGTTGCGTACGGCAATGTAGATGGCTTCTGCGAGAAGCATCATTGTGATACAGGCATTGTGTTTCTTGTTGTCCTGTTGGGCATCTGTGACGGTGGAGTCCATACGGGCTAGGACACCAACAGTTTGCTCATCTGTGGCGAGGGAGAGCGAAAGCAACTTGTGCTCAAGCATCTCGTAGATTTCTCCCCCCTCTGCCACTAGCGACAAGCCCAACATTGAGTCAGGCTTCTGCCCCTCAATGGTGCTATCGCCCTCTATGAGGCGCTCTGGGTGTTCCTTGACCTCCTCAAGGACTGCGTCAATGTGCTTGTCCTCAATCAGACATACGCTGAACAGACTGTGCTTGCCTTCTGGCTCGCCCATTTGTTGCCACATAGCGCCCTCTAACTTGAGGAACTCTTTGCCTACGCCCTCTGCCCTTTCGGACTCAAGGCGTTCTGAGGCACCGTCAATAATCTTGGCTGCTTCTGCCAAGATGTCCTGTTCGTCTTGCGTCACGAGCGAAACCCCCTCTGGACTTTGCCATTACGGAACACCAAGCGTCGTTCTTGGTGTAGTTTGCGCCAATGTAGCACGGTCTGATAAGAGACCTTTACGCCCTTCAGGTTGATGGCACGGTGTAATAGCGCTGCTGAGACATTGTGGGAGAACAGAAGCATAAAGAACGCTTCGCTCTCCTCCGTCTCCTCCAACAGGTCTGCGACTTGCTGGAGTTTGTGGAAGCCACGCCCTCTGGGCGCCACTTCCCGTGCTGCTTGGTCAAGTGCCTCGCTGAGCGAGAGGCGCTTCTGTTTGGCTGGTTGTTTCATTGGTATTCTCTCCTTGGTTGCTGGTTGTTGTCGGCGTTTGCCGACGAAGCCAGCGTACCCGACCGACGAAATCGCCGTCAAACGAACACCTGTTCGCCCGATTCTCTTTCGTACGGTGACAGCGGTAGCGGTAGCGCTACGCGCGGAGACGCAACCGGTAGTGCTAGTTCTCTTTCATTTGCTGCACTCGAAGCAATGCATACTGCTTGCTGCGTTCAACGGATTCTTCCGGCAATGTAATTGTTATGCCGTCGCACAAATCGATTATGTAGTTCTTCAAGGCCGGACGCACCGTAAGCGCAAGCACCACCAATTCGGTCAGCACTTCTTCTGCTATGTGTTTTTCTTCGTCAGAAAAATCCGGTATCTCAAACGTTCCTGTTGGCATCACTCTCCTTCTCCATTTCCTGCGGCTTCGATGTGTGAGATTTCTTGTTGTGGCATACAGGCGGCGTTTCCAACTTGACATGGATAACGATTGTATTGTCGCACTTGGGGCAGTTCCATCTCTCTTTCACAGGTCCACCATTTCCCACTCGGACTGAGAGAATCCACGCACCCTGCCATCTGGCTGGATGTAAACCCACGTGGGCGCATCCGGGTCACAGTTGCACCCGGCGACATTTCTTTTGTCGTGCACCACGATGGCGCCACACTTCTTGCACTTTACTGCGCTGGTCATTTTGTTTTCTTTCTCCTCCAGTTTTTTACTTCGGCTGTCAGCCGTCCCTTGGCGTACAGGTGGCACCGACACGCACACTCATCAAGTATCGTGTCGGGCCACCGCGTAAGCGCCAGTTCAACTGTGCCGCAATGGCCGCAGCCGGTGTTAGAAGTACTCTTCTTCGGCTGCTGCTGCAACTGCTGGCTCTTCTGATGAGATGCTCCAAAGGGATGCGTCCGGGAACTGAGCAATCTTGCGTGTCAGCCAGACCTCGCTCTGCTTCCCATCCTTGGTGGTTAGCACCACCTTGTCTCCTTCGGTAGCGGCGTGACGGAGTTTTGCTCCCCACGTGCCATCCTTCAACTTGTACCAACTGTTTGCTTCGTTACTCATACGTAGTAATCTCTCCCTTGGCTTACCGCCAGTTGTAGTCGTTCCACCATGGTTTTGTACATGGTTATTTCTTTCTCCAACTCGGTAACCCGAGCCTGAAGACCTTTCTTGTCCTCTCGCAGCGTATCGACTGCGACCTGCAATTCCGTCAACCATGAGTTCATCATGTACTCTTCGCTGTTCACAACTTCGCCAACTTTCTTGCTCGTCGGATTCTTTCATTCGCTGACAATCCGCCCCAGACACCGAAGTCAATCCGGTTGTTTGTGGCGTAACGCAGACAGTCCTGCTTTACCGGGCAGGTGGCACAGATTTGTTTGGCTTTCTTGATTGAAGTGTTTGCGCCGCGCTCTGGAAAGAACGTTTCGTAGTCGAGTCCTTTGCACGCTGCATACTTCATGAACCTGTCGTCGGTGTCGTCAAGCATCCATTCGCTGAATAGTTGCACGTAGTCATACTCCCCACGGCGCGAAGCCGTCGTTGCTGGTTTCTTTGGCGTAGTCATAAATTGCTTTGGCGGCCCGCAAGTTTGTGAGCGGGTCGAATAACTCCTCGCAGCCAACGCTAGTGAGTGCGCCGATGGTTTGCAAGTATCCGCCCGGATACCATTTTGTCGGCAGGCACCATGACCTGTCGTTGATTTGGGTCAAGCCGATGTCGGTAGAGCCGTCGGCATTGAGGGTGGTGTTGTGCTGTGTCGGGTCGCAGCGGGACTCGCGCCACATGATGTAGTCGAGTTTCTCCATTTCCTCCGGCTGCCAGCCTGCCTCAAAAGCAAGCCCCCACCACTGACCACACCGCGCCATGGGCGGAACTATGTAAACGCTGGTGGTAGTGGTGGGGGTGTCAACGCTGGTGGCGGTGACGAAGGTTAGTCCCCTCGACCCCTCCGACTCCACCACCATTGTTTCCTTTGGCTTGGGCTCGGTGTTGCCTTGCACCACGCCAAAGAAAAGTAGTACTGCTGAAACTGTTCCCAATAATCTCGGTATTGCTTCCATCGTTTTGCTCCTGTTCTGTGTTCGGGTTTTAGCCCCGGTCAGGGGGAATACCAGCGACCGCCTGACCGGGGACGGCAAGCCCTGAAGGAGGACAGGGACCCTTTGTCTTGCCGTTTATTTTTCTTCTATCAACAACACTATCTGACTGAACTCCTCGAGGTCCATGAGGACGATGCCCCTGCTGGTTCCATCTGGCATTGCCACCATGACGAACGGTCTGATGTCACCTACTGCCTTGGCTGCATCGGACTGGGCCTTTGCCGCCTGGAATCGTGTGGCTATGGGACCGACTTGTGCACCGGCTTTTATCTCAGTGCGGAAAGCCCCTCCCCAATTCTCCTCATGGCGCGTGAGATGACCGCCGAGACCCAGTTTCTTGCGCGCACGGCGAGCCTTGCTGTCTCCCTTGCGGCGATTGCGTCTGCCTCTAGCAGCAGGGTCTCCACACCCTTTGACGCGCCGTTTCCCCTTTCGGTCCTCGCGTCCCAGAGTTCCATACAAAGGACATGCATCATTGGAGCACTTGTCATGGTCGCCCTGACACTCGCCCTTTCTTTCATCCACGGTTGGTTCGTGACTCAAGGACCTTGATTGCCTGGTTGGCTTCTCCCTTGTTGAGCATGTCCAACTTGTTGATTGGTCGGTTGATGATGTCGGCTACCGCTTCCACCTGTTTGGGTCGCTCGCCAATACCGTTGGCCAGAAGCATTGCGCGCAACTTGCCAATCTGTGAACTGGTTGCCGGAAGTGTCGGGTCCTTTATCTGTGGGCCGTCACTAACCTCAGCAGAAGGGAATGCTTCTTTGACCTTGTCAAGAAGATTGTCTCCGATTGGGGCTGGCTCCGGCTTCGGTTGCTGCATGGCTTTGAATGCGTCACGCAACTTGGGCATTGAGTCATCCGTCAACTCGTACAAATCCACGCCTGCAGCCTTGGCTACATCTTGTGGGTCCAGTCCGGCCTTGGAGCACGCAGCACGGAACTTGGTGAGCAAGTCCGCATCTGACTTGGGTTCCTGTTGGCGGACAACCTTGGTCATCTCCTCACGGCTGGGACGTGGCGCCGTCTTCGATTGGAAGATGAAGTTGGCCAAGGCCCTGCCAATTGCCGATGTCTCTGCGTTTTCCACGTGAGACGTTCTGTTCACTGGGCTTGCGTCGCGAATCTCCTCGGCGTAGCCAGTTGCAACTGGGCGTGGGTCAGAGATGTCTTTGTAGACCTCTGCTCTGAACACGACCTTATTGTCGTCGTAGTGGTGGATGGCGGTGAACACCTGCCCGTTCGGGTACATCTCCCAAAACTTGGCAAGCCTCTGCTCCACCGTCTCGTAGTTGTCGAGGTTGAACCTCATTGCTGGTCTCCTTTGCTGGTTGATTTGAATTGCCTGTATGTCGTTTGTTTCCTGTATTTATCTCGGAGGGCCGGGTGGTCCTCTTCGAACTTTTTCTGGTCGAACGCCTTTCTGCTGACGTTCTTCCACGTGCACTGAACGATACCGCCGTGTGTTGCGATTCCGGCATCGCCCATGCGTCGGCAGATTTCTGCCTGCAGTTGGCTGATGTGTTCTTCCATTTCCTTGACGATGTTCTGTGACTTGCGCAGTTGTTCAAGTATCGCCATTGCATCTGCGTCAAGTTCGACGACCTTGTCTTCTGCATTGGGATGGAGCGAGGTCACGTTCTGATACGAAGGGCGAACATCCTCTGGGAACATGCCCATGTCCACGTAGGACAGCAGGCGACGGCATGCCTCGATGTGGGCGCGCTTCTCGTCGCTGGTTACTTTCTGTGTGTGGAACTTGAGGTCCATGTCTGAATCAAAGACACACCAAATGATTTCGTCGGTGTCCGTACAGATTGCCTGTTGGATTCCCTGCCAGTACCACATCACCGGTAGTTTGCCGTCGAAGCGCTTCTTGCTGGTCTTGATTTCGTGCACCAGTCCATCCGGATTGACGGCGTCAATCGTGGCAATCAGGCGCACACCATCCTCTTCGTACACATACATCTCTTGGGGTTCTTCCAGCGCATAGCCAAGTAGGCGCGATGACCATTCGCGTATCGGACCCTCAAGCGTCGTACCCCTGAGCATTGCTGCGTTCGGGGCTTTCGGCTGCGGCGGTTCGGCGGCGATTAGTTCGGCAACCAAATCGGCTGTCGTTGTATAAGGATGCGCGCCGTGAACGGCGGCTGCGACGCTTGCCGAGATTCTGGCGTCGCCGTTTTCATCTTTCCATCGCACCGCCAGCCATTCGGTCGAGCCGTGCGTTGGTTTGTTGATTTTCCTGGTTTTCATTGAGCCTCCTTGACTCGTTATTGTCAGCCTAGCGTCGCCGTCGTCAAATTCCAACCCACTCGGGCTGCGTCAAAACGACGACCTTGTTTACCATGCCGACGGGAATGTGGGTGACCATGCCGACGGTTTCCATGTCCGGCAATTCGTCGGGCATGTATGAGCCGGTAATCGAGATGTAGCCCTCGAGAATGTCAGGCCACAAGAAGCCAACGGATACGACATGACACGGCTTTGCTTTGTAGTCCTTCATGTCAATCCAACCGTTGGACGAATCAAAAGCGTCCGTCCAGTAAACAGCAACCAAAGACCAAGGACACTGATTCATGCGTCATACCTCTTGTCGTAGAGCAATGAGCCTACGTCGCTCGGCTTCAAAAGATAACCCCATGCCGGGTTGTCAGAACGCCTTGCAAAATCGCGTGTTTCCAGAGTCTCCATGTTCGCCTCAATAAAACGCTTCAGCCTGTCTACGGACACAATGATAAAGCCCCCATCCATTGAAAAGATGTACACCCACCACTGAGCCTTGGTTACCTGTAGTCCAGACGGAATCCATTTGCCGCAACGCCGGGGATTCTGACGCATCTCAACGGCCATGTTGCCGTTGCGGTAGCGGTCCGACTTCACCTCGAACGAACCTTCAACCAAATTCTCCAGCATCTTGCGAATGCGCTTCTCGCCCATCTGCCCATACTTCAGGTCTTCATCGAAGTTGAATGTGTTGGACTGTATGTCCCAGTCGCTGTTTTTCATTCGTGTTCCCAGTTGCGATGCTTTGCTTTGCGCACCATCTCCAGGCATCCGATGTAACCGGCGGCATCAATGATGTTGTCTGGGACATCGAGGCCGTTTTTCATTTCGTTCATCAAGCGCGAAAGTTTTACGCACACCATGAACAAAATGCCGTCCTCTGCCGTCATTACTTGTTCACCCTTCATGGCGTTGAAGATTGCAACAGTCCTGGAATAATCTTCCAGTGGATGGGCGTAAGTGTTTTGCCTATCGCGCGTAATTAGTTCATGTGCCCGGAGGAGAATCTCCGAACCTGCGAGTTTGTCTGGCATTGTTCCCCTTTACGAGTTGTTCGACTTTGGCTATCAGATTCCACAAGTCGTCTTGCTCGGTCACCCCTGGGTAGACCTTACGAAGAAACCTGCTTATTGCCTTCAACTCCATTTTGCTGAACTGTTCGCCCATTGTCAAGCATCCCCTCCGAGGCATGAGAATCTAGGTGACGGGTGAGCCGTTCGTCAACCTTGTCCACTTTTGTTTCGATGCGGTTCTGAGACTTGTACAGCATCGTCAGCACTCCACGCACATACGCGTGGTCGTCGTGGTTTTCTCTCTTGAACTGCTGGAGGACTCCGACGATTACACCTCCGACTGCCGTGACTACAGCAGCCAAGATGAGCGCCCAGCCCCCATCCATTATGCCTCAGTCGGCTTGTTCGCAAGCCACTCTTTGACGCGTGTGGGCACGTTGTCGCCCGCAACGTAGCGCAAATGCCACGGCTCGGACTGGACTTCCCATGAGAAGCCGAATGACTGTGCGTGTTTGAGCAGCCACTCCAAGCGTTTGCCTGAGGCGTGGGCGATGTCGATGGCGATGCCGAGGTTGTGGTTGCTCGTGCCCGGGACCGCCATTGGCGCTAACCCTTTCTTGAGGTACCAGAGTTTCCCTTTGTAGATGCGCGGCGTTTGCTTGAGGAGTTTTTTCCCTGGTTTGTCCGTGTACCTTTGGTAGAAGCCGTACTCTTGGGTTTCGAGCGAACGGTACGTGTCGGCTTGGCTGGTTGGGGAGAGGTCGATTCCTTCGGCGTTGGCTGCTGCGTCCATTGCTTCGTATGCGTCAGCCGCACAATGATGGAGTTTGCCTTTGCCTTCAATGCCGCGAAGAAGTTCGGGAGCGAGTTCACCAGGTTTTACCCCTTTCAGGTGGGTGCATAGGGTGACTTTGACGACGGGGTATTTGTCGGGCATTACTTCTTCCCGAAGGCTTCTTGGATTTCTTCCTTTGTCAACTCGCCGTCGGTGGATGCGGCGGCAAGTTTCTGGATGACCTGTACGACGGCCATGAATCCTGCGAGGAGGGCGGACTTGGCGACCGACACGCCGATTACCGCGCCACCTGTGACGGCGGGTAGGGCGTTGGCGAGGAACAGGGAGAACAGGCGTTGTCCGAGGTCGAGGAACTTGGCTACCGTTGCGTTTGCTTTCAACATGACTTCATTCATCCTTGCCCCCTGTGAACGTTAGAACCGAGTGTAGCACCAGTGCTACGCCGCTTATCCATAGGGCTTGTTTGAGGGTAGGTCCCGAGAGGGTGATGAGGACCAAGCCGATGCCTGCGACGGTCCACGAGTTTTCTTTCACGTAGTCGAGGAGGCGTTTCATTTGCGTCTGATACTAGCGGTTGCGGCGGCTACGACTGTTACGACGATGATGGTGTTGACGACTTGGCGTTGTTCGTCGGTGATTTTTGAGCCTTGTCGTATGCCTCCGCCGTTACAGAGTTCTACTGCCCCTATTTCTAGTAGTTCCTCCGTGCTGCGGGGGTCTTCCCAGCGTTCGCCTGTGGTGTGGCAGTGGACTGGGGTGAGGGGTAGGAGGATTGCGAGGAGGGTGAGCACACTACGATGTTAGGTGTGCGTGATTTGTTTCTAGTTTTTTTGGTTGGGGTGGGGTTGGTGTTGTTTGTGCCGATTGCGTTGTTGTTGTGGGTGTTGTCGTTGTGGGGTGACGACGAGACGCCGTTGGATTAGTTATTCCGTCGGTTCGACGGATGGTGT